AAAGAATGTCTTGACTTTGCTGTAGAGAACAATATAAAGTCAGGTATCTGGGCAGGAACAACACCATTACAGAGGAAGGCGTTACGACGTGAGTATAGAAACACCAATAGAGTTTGAGTTAGAGCAATACAAGGATCGTGTTGATGCGATGCAGATGGCTAACGAACTGTTGCGCGAGGAGCGTGACCGTTACAAAGACGCATCTGATTCACTTCATGCAGAACTGGAACTCAGCAAACAAACACTGAAGCAAGCGGAGTCTGTGATCTCCAGGTTGCGAACGCACATCGCGCAGGGTGTGGAGTTGTGACACCAGCGTTAATTGAATTAATGGTTGACCGTTTGTGCGGAATGTATCCAACAACGAATATCGCACGAAACACGGTCAAGAACGCTTGGGTGAAGGACGAATTGTTGCTGGACGCAACCGAAGAAGATGCCAAAGCAGTCCTGAAAATCGCTGAATCATTAGGTCACTACCCAACACAATATGAAGTGAAGTCAATGTTCATGCGCATCATGGGTGTACGTCAAGCCGAAGTGGGTTGCGACAAATGCGACAGCACCGGCTTTGTTTACACCGATCCTAATTTTAATACCGATTCAATAAAGACACGATACGTCAAGTCATGTGAATGTAGGAGTTTCTAATGGCGTTAACTTTTGGAAGTTTGTTTGCTGGTGTCGGCGGGTTTGACATGGGCTTTGAACAAGCGGGATGGGATTGCAAGTTCCAAGTCGAATGGGATAAGAACTGTCAGCAAATCCTCAACAAACATTGGCCCGATGTACCTAAATGGTTAGATGTTTCCGATGTCAACGGTGCAGAAATCCCGCCCGTAGATTGCATCATTTTCGGCAGCCCATGCCAAGACCTCAGCGTTGCCGGTAAACGAGCAGGCTTAGAAGGTGAACGATCAGGACTATTTCACGAAGCCGTACGAATAATTAAGGAGATGAGAGATGCAACCAATGGAACTTTTCCCCGATGGACAGTTTGGGAGAATGTCGCAGGAGCTTTGTCCTCAAACAATGGACGAGATTTCGGGACAGTCATCAATGAAATGGCTAAAGCAGGGGCGCATCTCCAAGAGTTCGCTTTGCTGGACGCGCAACACTTCGGAATCCCCCAACGACGCAGGCGCGTGTTCCTCGTCTCTTGCTTTGATTCTGCAACCGCCGACAGATGTCCAGACCCGCTACTACCTGTCACCGAAAGCGTGCGAGGGGATACTAAGAAGGGCAAACAGAAGAGGCAAAGTGCTTCCAGAACGCTTACAGAAGGCTTTGGAGGGGATGGCGCAATCGTCAACGCCATCGGAGCCAGCATCTATCACAAATCAACCGTTGTAAATCAGGATGTTAACTGCGGCCATCTTGTGACCGAAGATGTTGCTGAACCTTATGTAAAGTCGCGTCGCGCACAAACATCAACCGATGACGAAACCTGGGTGCATGGTGAAGTTAACCCAACTCTCAATTCATTTGATGTTGGTGACACACGCGCAACAACAGCGATAGTCGAGCCGGTGTTGTTTGAAAACTCATATCGTGATGGCGCACGAATCGCCAATCATGGTGTCACGCAAACCTTGTCAGCGAAAATGGGAACGGGTGGGGGAAACACCCCGATGATCGCTTTGCCAACTTATTCATTTGACACACAGTTTGGGAGCAACGCCAATGTCACCGAGAATGTTTCACCAACATTGAAAGCATCACAACAGTCACCATCTATCGCGCATATATCTTTTTACGATGGGTACAATCAAAAACTAGACGACACAGGAATCCACCGCTCCTTGCGAATTGGGCGCGACAGTAGCGACTTTATTGCTCAACCAGCAGAACCAACAATGGCGGTACGTCGACTAACACCATTGGAATGTGAACGGCTGATGGGCTGGCCTGATGACCACACTAGGTTCAAGGCTGACGGCACAGAGCAAGCGGACACTCACCGCTACAAACAATGCGGGAACGGTGTTGCCTCACCGGTAGCACGATGGGTAGCTGAACACATGAAGAAGGCGACTCATGAAGGGTGAACATTGGTCATGTCCGCGTTGTCAACAGCGAATGATCACACACGTCACGGTTAAAGAACCACCAACTTGTAGTAATAAACATAAACCGATTCCGATGGTGTCCGTAAAATAAAGGGACCGCCTCAACCCTTCGGGGTAGAGAGGGGAGGCGATCCCGATGGTGGCAACACGGTCGCGGGTAGGTACCCCGCAAGCGTTTAAGCGTTGCCTTACCTCTAAATCATGCTATCTGTTTTACTGTTACCCCAACAAAACCGTGACCATCAATAGCTGCTATCGCGCTGTCAATGTTGTTGAACAGATACCAAAACCGCTCCGCTTCCGTGAATGTGATGCCCTGCCAACGATAAGGCCCTGCCCACACCCTGCCATCCCGATCGCGAACCATAACCCAACGATGTGCCGATGGCTTCGCTTGGCGTTCCGTGATTGATCTGATGCGCGACGTTACACGCCGACCGAACAAACCCCATTTCATAGCGAACCCAAAGCATCAAGCCCTGTCTGTGTGATTTTGCATACTTGCTGGAGCACCCCCGTATCGGCTAACCGCATTACCCCCGTCGGTTCGATATATCCCGCTTGCCGTAGTTCGCTGCATCGCTTCCAATAACAGCACCCCTTGCGATGGAGTAACCCGCTCAAGCGACCCGCCTCCTCATCGGTTAAATCCTCACACATAAAGTACTGACCCAATAAAAGCTCTCGCTGTGATCCGGCGCGAACCTTTATCGCTTTAGCCCCCGCTCCCGATGTAGCCCCGTCGTTCCGGCGTACACCCAACCACCCGTTAGCGTGACCAATGGAGGCCCATTCGCTGTAGTTCATTCGTCCCCCATAAACTTTGTGCCGTCAGCAAGTACCCGAACGATAGTCGATTGGTTGGCCCAAGTATCGTAAGCGATTTCTGAAACGGTGAACGATGCCCGCTTGTCTCCGTTCAACCCTGATGGGTCTTCTATTTGTACCGCCACAGCATTTAACAAGTGATCAAATTCGTCGGCGGTTAATTTCCTATCAACGGTAAAAGTGATACCGATCCCATATTGTGTGCTCATAATGGCGACCCCTCCTAGAGTCGTTTCTCGCGCCGTCGTGGCGTGATAGTTCCCGCGCCCATCGTGATCGGGCTGCCCCCTACGGGGTACGGGATACCGATTTACTTTAAAGCCATTCCGTTAGATCGCCATCGGCTATGTCGTCGTAATCTAACCCGTTTGCCTCCGCGATCGCCTCCCATACATCGCGCTCAATGTCGTAAATCGAACGCCGTCTCATATCCATATCAATGTTTAGAATTTCCCTATTTAACATGACCCTCCCAGGTTCACTGCCTAGCCGGTGTGACTAGATCGCGCCCGTTGTCATCGTGAATGACGCGCCCCCTACGGGGAACGGGCTAACCAATTACCAACCGCGTCGTGTTATCTGCTCCCGTCGTCGTAAAACATTCGCATGGTTACGCTCCCAACGTTGCGCGGGTGTTGGGCGACGGTCAAGCCATCGAACCAAAATCCACACTAGCCACAATGGAGAACATAGGAGCAACGCCCCCGCCCCAATTGCTATGAATTCATTTAACATATTCACCCCCTTTTATATTGACCGAACGAATCCGGATTTACCGATTAAAGTTCTAGCCTTACCCTTAGCGGATAGGTCAACCCATACCCCGCGCTCATCGTAACGGTTATCCGTCGAATCACCATCTACCACGCGCAAGCCCATGAATTTTTTCGGTGGTGTCGCGGTTTTCTTGCGCGATGTAACCACCGCTGCAGTACCACCACGGGCAACGAACGCGCGAACCTTGTTTAAATCGCTTGACTCATTGACCGAATAAACCGCCCGATAGTTTCGCGCCACCATTCCGGAGCCACTCAACACCGCGCCATTTTTTGTGTAATCGTAAAAATACACATTCGGCAATAGTTCGCCGTCAACTAATCGCGGGAGGATTCGATACCACCGGAGATCAGAATTTATGTTTAACCGAACTAGCACCCGTTTATAGTTCGCGGATAGCCCGCGCAATTCGTGGCCCAATAAAACCATGAACGCGTTCGGGTGTTGGTATAAGAATTGGGTTTTAACATTCCGCGCCCGTTGGGTGTTCTCGTAGCGTCCATTCCCGCCATCAAGTACACAAATTGAGGCACACACACCGCGCCACGGGCAAGTTTCGACACCCGCAACATTGGAATGTTGAAGTGTTAGCCCAACGGTAAACGCCTCAGATTTTTTTAGTTTCGCTTGATTCGCCGGATAAGTTAAAAGTTTCGGAGCATCGTATTTGAACCCGTTAGCCTCCCGAAATTTTGCCCATTCATTCCGCGCATGGCGTAAAGCATCCCGCTCCGAATTGGTAAAATCTAATTCTAAAGCTTTTGCTGCACCCTCTAAGGCCACCGATAAATTCGGTAACCGTTTACCTATCGCAATTGATTTGCCCATATTCACCCCTTTTAATGTTGACGGCAACGCCTCCGCTACCGTGATCGCGAGAACATCCCGCGAATCGTCCCCAATGCGAATTGAATCGCTACGCCTCAAGCGTTGGGGGAATTCGATTTAGAATTGAATCGGGCTAACGTAAGTACCCGTAAACAATGTAACCGCCGGATTTTCATCATCGGCCACCAACACTTCCGGAATGTTCAAATAAGTATCGCCGTTGTTGTCATGCATCACTATTTGGGTTAGGTCATCCATTCCGGCGAGAAGTTCCCGCAACTTACCTACCGTCAAAATTCCGGATTCATCACACCACTTCTGCACATCGTCCCGATTCATATCTACCCCTTGCTCATTGTGTAACCCCATCGGTCACATCGTCCCCGCTCCGAATTGAATCGGCACACCCGATGGTGACGGGGGAATTTTGATTTACCTAGTTTTATCTACTTCGCTCCATATCCACCCGCAAACCTCAAACAAATCGTTCGGGTGTTGCGCGATGTAATCCGGCGACTCATATGACTCACCATCCCATTTAATGACATAGTCAAGGGTGGTCATATCCGCATTCGCGCTATCGGCTAATTCGTTGCCATCAAAATCGTAAAGCAACGCCCCGCTAGCCACCAATGCATCCCGTACCTCATCCAATTGCTTACGGGTAAACAATGGACGCGCCCAACCATTCCAATAGCCAGCGATGGATTCACATTCCACCGTAAACAAATCATCTATATGAACTTGCATCACTTCACCTCCATTCCGCAAATATCGCACTTCACACCGTGAACCTCTACCGGCACATAACCACCGCGATGGCAATTTGATAGATAGTCATCAATGTCTAGCGAACCATCCTCATCGCGCCCGTTGGCATCCATCTCAACCATTGTGCAAGTTTTGCAAGTGTATTCATCAGACTCACCCCAACCGCCTTGAAGTGCATTGCACTCATCCCACACTTGCGGGACACCCTTAACGATGTGGCGGTTTTTGATCTCATCGTAAATACCCCACATAATAAAAGGCACCTCATCCAATGACACACAAAACCCCTCACCCCAACCCGTGGCACCCTGTACCGCGTCATCATCGGCACCATGTAAATCATCCCATGCACTAGTCATTTTTCTCATGGCCTCACTTGCATTGGCAAGCGCCTCCAAAAATTCTTGCATCTCTACTGACTCATCCATCACTACCCCTTTATATATGAATCGGTGCCTCCACCGAACCGGATCACCTAACCCGATGACCAAACAATACCGCCACCCTCAACCAATGTCAAGCAACAAAAACCCCACGTTAAACAAATTCGATACCCAACCAACCACCACACACCACCAGGTTTTTTACCAACCCAAACCACCCAACCCAACGATAGGCGGACACCCTTTAGTAGTACTTTTGTTTTGTTTGGGTGGTGTTTAGCTGCATTACTGAGGGTGGTTAGGTGTTCACGGTGAGTGTTAACGCGGTGAGTGGCGGGTTGACCACACAACACCGGTACCGAACACCCGTTCGGTCGAAATCGCGGGGTGGGGGTGTGCCGAGGCGCGTGGGGGTATAGATATATATAATGCTCTCTCCCGATGTGTGGTTTTGTGACCACTCTGAGTGGTGGGGTGTGTGGCTGCTTGACTCCACCTTGGGAGGTGGGTTTGCCCTTTGAGGTGGTTGAGTTGATATTCACATACGTGTGTGTATGTCGAATTCCTGAAAGACAGGGAATGACGGTAGCTCCCCCCACGGTTCGCTCCTAAGAGCAGGTCGCCGTAGCTGGTTTCTTTTAGCCGACACCTTTGTTTGATGATATGTCGTTCATCACGCTGCTTGAACTAGTTAATAGTTCATCGACCCAGGTTCCCCTGTTTATGCCCCGCCACCTGCAAACGTGGTACAGCCATGAAGATTGCTTCGTGTGCCGTCATCCCGACGGGTGTGATCGTAGAGTGTAGCAGGTGTGTTATCGTTTACAACGGTATACCAATCACACCTCTAGAGAACATGGAAAAAAATTATGGCTATGAAGAAAAAAGCACCAATGGGTTCAGACCGTGGCGCACAAATGAAAGCAAATGAAGCACAAAAGAAAAGCCAGAAAAAGGCTGCTACAAAAAGTTCTAACTCGCCTTTGAACATGACAAATGCACAACAAAAGGCTTTTGGATATAAAGCATCAAATGACCTTGCTGGAACCTACGGCGCATCAGGCTTGGGAGCGCGTGGTGGTTTTGTTGGTCGTGCAAGTCAGCGTTATATTGACCAAGCAAAGCGTGCTGACAAAAAGGCTGCTGATAAAAAAGCAGCCACCAAGAGAGCAAATTATGCTCCTGTCGCTAGCCGAGCAAAGGTTGCTAGAGGCAAAAAGTAATTCCCCTATCACCCCCGTGATAACAAGACCCCTGCCAAAAGCGGGGGTTTTTTGTTTGTAAGTGTCGGTGGGTGTGAGGAGGACCGGAGCGATCCAGTTCATTTAAGTGCTGTTGCTCTACGGCACACCCACCAACGGTGGTAGATTATCAGAACAATGACAGCGGGGCGTAGCGGGCGACGACAAGTTCCACCACAGGATGTGGCACGTTTTTGGCAGGCTCGCGCATCGGGGATGTCGATTAAGGATGCTGCGAAGATTGCTGGTGTTCATTACAACACTGCCCAAAAGTGGGATGCGAAAAAGAAGCAGGCTAAAGCTGAGTTAGAGATTGGGAAGTTGGAGGAGGGTACTGCCCGTAAGAAGGTGGGTGGTGTTCAGGCTGATGCTTGGGCGAAGGTGATGGATGTTTCTGATCTTCCACCTGTTATCCCTTATGACCGTTTGAGTGAGGAAGCACAACGTGGGCTTGTGGACTTTGACTATTTCAGGCGCAGATATTTGGGTCGTATCCCGTCCCCGTGGCAGGTGGATGCCGCATACAAGATCGAAGATTATTTGTTGTCTAACGATAAACAGTTTGTGGTGTTGAACTGTCCCCCAGGTGCAGGTAAATCTACCCTGTTTCACGATATTGCTGTGTGGCAGATTGTGAAGAACCGCAAGATTCGTGTGATGATCGGCTCCGTTTCACAGTCACTAGCGAAAATGTATTCGCGTCGTATCCGTGAAACCCTTGAAAGACAGTTCCCGTTGGACCCTGACCCTGTTCTAATTGACAAAGGGCTGGCGATAAAGGCGGAAGCGTGTTTGGCGATT